CTGTCATAATTTGGCAAAGCATCAATATCTGGAAGTTACTCCTGAAACGCATCTCTGAGTCTCCTCAGTCATACGCTGTCACCACAACTACTGATCCAAGTTAATGCCTTTGTAAAGCATCGTTTCCTTGCACTATCTAACTCTGACCGTCGTCTAAGTTATGTATATAATATAGTGCTTCTTAAGGTAAAAGTCAAGTATTTTTTTAAATTTTTTTCATAAAAAAAGCAGAGCCGAAGCTCTGCTTTCTTGTTTGTGGATCCAAACAGTTCTTACTGGAATGTAAGTGTGCTTGAGTCAACACCGATCTTCGCTAGGTAGTCTGCTGCGTTACCTAGTGATGATGCTTGGTTGTTTAGCTCAACATAGCCATAACGTGTCATGAATGATACTGTTGGCTCGAATGTTGCTGGATCTAGTACTGTGCCTGATGACATTAGTGGGATGTATGGGCAGTAGAATGCTGCTGCGTCAATTTCACCTTCACCTTTGTAACCAACTAGGATCTCTGTTGAGTCGTTTGCGTACTGGTCTACGAAAACACGCATTGTGTTGTTTAGTGTACCAACGAATTTTGTATTTGTTGGTGCTTCGAATGGACCTTCTGTTGTACGTGCAAACGCTGAAGTTGTAGCTGATTGTAGTACTGTTAGCATTGTTGGTGATACAACAACGTAGTTACCTGCGCCACGGCGTGTGCGTGTTGCGATTAGGTTTGCTGCACGGTTGATTAGAACCGCTAGTGCTGCGTGTTGGTCACCTACGAATGTAGCGTGACCTGATACGTTACCTTGTGAGTATGTATCTGTTGCTGTGCCTGCTAGTGTACGTAGTGATGTTAGAACTTCTTGGTCGATTTCTGCAGTAATTTCTTGTGCAAGTGCTTGCATGATTTCTGCTTCAACGTCTAGACCGTGCATTGAGTTAGCGTCTTGCGCTGCTTCAAATGTCCAACGTGCTGATAGCTTGCGTGTTTTAGCTTCCACTGTCTGCTTTAGAACTTGGATGCTTAGTTTACGGCCTGCTTCTGCTTCTAGTGTAGCTGTTGAAGTTGGACCACCTGTCGCTGCGTCACCTGAATAACCACGTGCAATTGCAAATGGTGATAGTGCTTCGTCACCTGCGTTTACGCCGCCAGCTGCTTCGCTGTAACGTACACGTAGTGTGTGAATTTGGCCTACTGGACCTGTCATTGGCTGAACGCCTACTAGTTCGTTCGCGATAACTGTTGGCATAACGCGGCGAATAACTGGTAGGATAACTTTGTTCATAGTTGCAATGTTACCTGCCATTGTTGAGCCAGCTGCTGCTGATTCTGAAAGGTGTGCTTTAGTGTTTTCTAGAACTGATTCCATTACCACCTTTTTGTTGCCTGCTAGACCATCTGTCAGAGCGTCTTTTGTTACACTCCAATTTTCAAATAGATTTTGTGTCATTGGTATACTCCTTATTTGATACCGGCTAATTTTTTAAGGTTAATAATTTCGGCATCGCTTTCAGAAATCTGTGTGCTTGCCTTATTACCTGTAATCTCAGTCTTCTGAGATTCTGTTAGTGTTTTTGCGCTTGTTTTAACTGATTCGTTAAGAACAGTTGGTAAGTACTTTTTGTAAGCTGCTGATAGTTTATCAGTTTGTACGCTTTCAAGCAAGTTACTCATTAAATCACGCTTTTCTTTTGCTAGCGGTGATAGCAATTCATCAAGTGTAGCTTTACGTAGGTTTGCTTCTTTAATGTTTGCTGCTTTTTTCTCCGCTTCTGCAATCATTGTTTCTTTTTCAGCAACAGCTTTTTGCGCTTCCGCTAGTTGTGCTTTTACTTCTGCCATTTCAGCAGTTAGTTTAGAAACAGTTGTGCCTTCTGCTAGGTGTGAACCTGTAAATTCAGCTGCAAATGTTTCAAAGATCTTACGACCAAACATGTTTTCTTTTGCAGTTTGAATATCTTCTTTAAGTGTGCTTAATTCGCCTTTTAGTGTTGATTCAACAATATTCGCTAGCTTTTCACTTGCTTTAGATACAAATTCTTTCTTAGCTTGGGCAATGATTTCTTTACCTTCAGAAACAAGTTTTACTTTTTGTTCAATAAGATCTTTCTTGTCTTGATGGAATTCGTTAAGTTCTGTTGTTAGCTGCTCCATTACAAAGTCTTCTAACTTTTCAAAGTTAGTTTCTTGAAGTCTGCGATCAGCATGTAGCTCTTGGATTTCTTTTTGTAGTGTTTCCATTACAAAACGATCCAGTAGAGCAGTATGCTCTTTGATTTGTTTCTGATAATTTACTTGTGCTTCCATAGCTAGTTTTTTATCTTGTTGAAACTCCTCAAGTTCAGAAGTAATTGTGTCTTTTAACATTGCATCTAGTGCTTCCACCATCTGCTCTTTGTCTGTTTCATAACGTTGTGCAAATTCTTCACGTAGTTCAACTGTAATTTCTTCACGAGCTTCACTAAGTTTTGCTTCCCACGCTTCTGAAAGAGTTGTACGCACTTCTTCTGATAGCATTTCAGAACTTAGGAGTTGTTCAATTGCATGAGCCATTTATCTTCTCCCAATATCTAAGTTATTAATAAATTTAAGTACCTCACTCTGAAGATACTTTTGAGCCGCATCGTCGTGATTCGTAGCTTCTGCAACATCTAATAAGATATTACCACGTCTACCATTCATAATTTGCTCATATAGAGGATCTGGATACGCATCTGGTGCGCTTGGGTTAGCAACGATATCAACTGTTTGAATATCAAATCCACTAACTTTTCCGCTGTCATTTACGTTTCCACTTCCTCTTGACGATACGCCAAGTCTTGCCCCACAGTCAATAAGAGTTTTACAAATATTTCCTAGTGGTGTAGGTAGTAGTTTTAGGCGTCCTATACCGTCATCACCGTTCATCCACATACGTTCAATCATATGTGAAACACGGTCTAGATTAACCTGCAAGTCATCTGGATGATCCGCTTCACCTAATACTGTAAATCCATCGTCAATTCTTTGTTGTATGCTGTCAACAGCTTTCTTAATTTCATGACTTGGATAAATTCTTTGGTTTTGATTCGGCTTGTTACCCTGAATAAAAATACCTTCCATGAACAGACTTTTACCGCCCTGACCGTCGTCTAACGTCTCAGTTACGATTTTAGCCTGTTTCCATGTAAGGTGTTCAGTTAGCTTCATCATTTATTTTGGCGCCTTGTTAATTAGAGAATCTGTACCTGGTTTAGCTGGCGCTGCACCTTTTTTCTCTGCACCGTGACCGCGGTTTTCTGGCTTCAAGCCTGCGCCGTCACCTGGGTGTGTTACGCCCATGTCTTTTGCGTTTTCGTCTGATAGGCCTTTTGATGAACCTTCTGAACCTTTAGCACCAGTTTTGATAGTTTCGCCGCCCATATCGTTTTTGCCTGCTACTGGAGACGCTTTTCCGTCTTCACCTGCTGGCATATCGATTGGGTGGATTCTTTTATCTGCACCTACTTTTTTTAGGTCTGCTGCTTCTTCTAGTTCTTCAGCTTCTTCGTCTAGCTCTTCTTCGTCTGACTCTTCTGATTCAAAAGCATATGACTCTTCTTCCATTTCTGGCTCTTCGCCATCCATGTCCATGTCCATGTCGTCTGCTGGCTCTTCTGAGTCACCGCCCATAATAGCTGCAAATTCTGCTTTTAGATCTGCAAGTGCATCTTCAACGTTCATCATAGCGTCTTCTACGCTATCCATGTCACCATCTTCTGCGCCTGCTTCATCATCGCCTGCTAGTTCTAGTTCTGCATCCATTTCTTCTTCTTCGTCATCTTCGCCAAACATTTCTTCAGCTTCGATTTCGTCTTCATCAGATTCAATGCTTTCGATATCGTCGATAAAATCACCTGATTCTTCATCGCCGATAGCTTCTTCTAGTTCTTCTTCTGACACGTCTTCTTCAACAATGTCATCTTGCTCTACAAGATCTGAGTAGATCTCACGAGCCTTTTCAACAAAAGCTTCGTGTAATAGTTCAGATGCTTTCGCTTCCTCACCATTAACTAGGCTTTCAATAATCTTTGTATAACGATCTTGAGCACTCATAGTAAATCTCCTTCATGAATATAGGTTATAACAATTGTATTTAAGGCATATTGGTTATAAGTAAGCCAAAACGCTGAAAAAACCGCGATTTTTTTTAAAATTGCGGTTTTCTTATAAGTTTATGAGTATTTGTATTCGATAAATGCCTACTCAGATGGAGGTGCTGAATACATTTCCTTGTAGCCTGAAACCATTTTTTCATGTTCAGCTTTTGCTGATTCACGTCTTTTTCTCATTTTATTTAGGTGTCTAAGTGTCATTTTTGGTCTACGAGTATCGTCAATATCCCATTTACCAAAATCATCATCTTCTGCACTTTGAGCAATCTCATTAAATCTCATTTTGATCTCCTCCAACATCACCTGATGTTTCACTACCAATTGGACTATCAGCATCTGTACCACCCATATCTGTAGCTGCTTCATTTTCTGCATCTACATCAGTTGGCTCAAATCCTTCAATATCACCTGTTCTAATACCGACACTACCAAGATCTCTATTTGTGTCTGATTCTGGTTTAGAATCAACATTTTCGTTTCTCCACGCAATTTCATTTTCAATAATCTCGTCTTCAGTAAGACCGAGATATTTCTTGAGAATGAAGCGTCTACTCAAATATTGTACACCTTCCACACCACCAAACATATTGACACGTGTTTGATCCAATTCCATTTCTCTATAATTCGAGAAGTTTTGAGATTCAGTAAATGTAATCTCAAACAAATTGGTTGGAATATTGATGCCACGATGCTTTAGGAACATCTTAAACTCTTTATCAAAATGTGCTTGTAGTGTTTTTTGTAAACGTTCACAATATTTTGCAAATCTATACTCTTGAATCAGTGCTGTGCCAACTCTGCCGTCCTGATATGTTTGTGTCCCGTCTTCACCACCTGTTGGTAGATAACTGCTAGGAACACGCAAACCACGCATAAGTTTATTATTAAAATATTTTAAATCGTCAATTTCGCCTAGGTTGTCACCACCAGGTAAAACTTCTACTTTTGAACCTCTACCCTCGGCTGTTTGAGCAAAGAAATAATCTTCCATGATTGACAGCGGATTGTATGCTGCATCCATTACGTTTGTACCGCCGCCTGATTTATTTGGGATACGTGTCTGATGTACTTCATTTTTTGTACGCTCAATAAACGCCATTGCTTTGTGAGCTGGCATATTACCAACATCAATATAAAATACACGGCGTTCAGGCGCACGTTGTACACGGTAGATAATAATACTATCTTCTAATAATTCTTTTTGTTTATAAACTTTAAACACACTATCAAGGATACTAATACCAAATGGCCAAGCATTGTTTAGTCCATCACTCAAACTAACATGCACCATGTTTGTTGCATCAACTGCAAACTCATGATTGCCAATGCTACCAGTAATATGACCAGCATTGTTATTGTACTTGTTATTTGGAGTAGTCATCGTAGCAGATGTATCTTGAAGTTTCTTTGTATCAACCACAACCTTATCTTGTAAGTTCAATTGTAGATTTTTTAAAATATACTGATCAATTTCTTTACCAGTGCTTTCATTTACAATGGCCTTTGTTACATCACTAGGATTTACCCAATAAAGAATGTATGTTTCTGGATCACGTACAAAAAACTGATCACCATACTTAATTGCTGATCTAAAAATACCAAACATACGTTTGTCAAAGTCGTTGATGTTGTTCCACTGATTTAGTGCGGTATCAAGAGCACTTGATTCACTTTCAGTAGGATCATCTTTGTATTTGATTCTGAATGGAGTTTCGGTTGCCTCATCATCCTGAGTACAGAACTCAGCAATAGTATCCAGTGCTGCATTAATTTCACTGTCTTGATCCATTTGATCATACTGAGTATAACGTTCAACACGATTAGGCTGCCCTGAGTAAACCTCAGGCAACCAACTTTGCCATCTACTTGTTCTTGCGTTTCCTGAGTTACCAGGAACGTCCACTCTTGTGAAATGTTTCTTCCAGCCTGCCATAATAATAAACCTTTAATGTATTTAGCCGTTTACAGACGAGTTAGCATGCTCACGTCTCTTTTGAGACAGTAGTGCATCTACTGCTCTTTCCAGCTGTCTAAGTGATTGTACACTACTTTGTTTCATTTGTCGAATGATTTCTAACTCACTTGAGTTATCACTTGCAGCTTCTTGTGTAATTTGAGTTACCATATTTAATGGTTGCACTAACTGAGGCGCTGACTGCTGTATTATTGTCGCAGCATTATCATCCATACTTGATCCAAGCATTGATGTAATCTGATTAAGACCCTGAATTAATCCTGCACTTATTGGCTGTGTAGTGTCTCTTGGTGCTGATATTTCTGGGTTAGTATTTCCGTCAGGCGCTCTAGGTATAACATCTTGTCCATGCTCTGTTGTGTGCGCATCTTCAATTGTGCCATTTTCATCTGGCGTAAATCTTTCAGGGCCACGTTCACCAACAAGATATGAACGTCCAGCAGTCACAGCACCGCCAACTTCTCTACCTTGCAGTCTATCAAATTCTTCCAATAGTTGCTGGCTGCCGTATGTTAGGAACCCATTGCTGTCTCTTCCACTTACTGAACCAAAACCACCAAGCAATCTTTCAAGTGGATTAGCTGCAAAATTAACAATATTACCACCATATCCAATAATTGACCCAAGCCCACCGGCATCTATAAGAGCTTCGTTGTTCTTGTCACGTATATATTGCAACATTTCCAACTGTTCAACTTCAGTAACATCTTCGCCATTTCTCATTTTGGCAGCTATTTCTTCTAGTCCAAAAATGTCTTCTTCGCCAAACATTGTATTAACAAAACCATTGATATCTTGACTGCCTTCTCTGATTATTCCAGCAAACGCACCCAGAACATCTGCTCCTGTTTCAAGATTGAATGTAAATGTATCTTGTACATTTCTTACTGCAATACTCATATCATTGAACGACTGTGTTAATTCTCCTGCATTTGCCATGCTGTCGCCAGCTTCAGTGATTGCGGCTGTATACTCTGCTCTGTCTAATTCAGCAAATGCACCCAGTTGCTTTTGCATTGATAGTGCAGCGGCTTGCATATTACGTATACCAACCAACGGACCATCTGCTCCTGACAACACGGTGTCCATGTTAGCAATATTATCTGTCATTGATTGAATCAAGAAATTGTGTGAGTTTTCAACATCACCAGTTCTCATTGCTGCATTAATTTCGTCAACTAAATTTGGTGCTACTTGTTGAAGTTCCGCATAAACTTGAGGATTGTCTTTCAAGTAAGTGTGCATATCAAAATTAGACATATTATCACGGGCATCAAACATAGCTTGTGTAAATGCTTGTTGTAATATATTACCAGCATCGCTTCCTGCTGCATCAAAGTGTGGAGACATTAAGCCGAATTGAACACCAATGTCTTCAATTAAGTCTCTTCTTTCAAAGTCTCCCAATTCTTCCAGCCTTGCCATTGTTGCGGCAACCTGTCTATCATTAGCAAATGCTTGGCGTTTTGCCAGTAGTTCACTACGACTTTCACCGGTTAGATTAGCCAGTGCCGTCTGTTCCATCATAAGATTAATAAATGAGCTCTGTGCTTTTTCTTGAGCATTTGCTGTATCACGATTAATAAATCCTGTAACACGCATAATTTCTAATTCATCAGCATATGCACTAATCATTTCATCATGACTTAATCCCAAGTCACCCAGTACATCAGTTGCTTGTGATAGTGCAGTAAAGTTGCTCAAGAATTTATCAGCACCACTGGAAACATCATTGCCAAATACCATCATTGCAGTTCCGTGACTCTGAATAGTTTCTACAAATTTACCATAAGCAATACCAACGTCTGCTGTTCTTTGGAAAAACTCATTAAACTTTGATTCACTGTCGTACATGATAGCGCCAGCGTCTATCATCGCTTGCTGTGCTTCGTTAAATTGTTCAAGTTTAGCAACATTCCAACCAATCAGCGCACCCGCGGCTGCACCTGCACTTTTAATTCCTGGCAGGTAGCCGCCCATTGCGCCGCTTAGTTTTTCAAAGACCCCAGTTCCACTCAACAATCTAGATGTCAATTTGCCGGCGCCGCCTGCCATTGTTCCCATCATTCGCATCATGCTGCTTAATGGTTTATCAGTGTCACTTAATCCAGTAACAAAATCTTTAACACTGTCCGCAAGATCTTCAGTTAACTTTTTTTGTTTTTTGTTGTCTACTTCCAGTGTGCCTAATGATTCTTGTGCTTCTTTAAGAGAATCTGACATATCATCTGTATTGAAGTTTAGAGCTGTAAGTTGTTTTACAAGTGCAACTTCATTACCGACAATTTTTGAAAGGTTTGTTTTGATTGCAGCAAGAGTGGTTTCACTAGCCCATGCTGGTACTGGTACTGTTGTACCATCTGGCAATCTTATATTATGTTGTTCAGGCACGTGCAGTTTCTCCTAGGTTGTCGCTCTCTATTTTGTTAGCAATTCTAGAGGCTGTTTCGGCTGCTTCTTGCTCTAGTGAAGCAATTTCATTCGCTGTTGAATTGTTACTACTATCATTATTTACCCTAGGTGTAGCTGGATCCACTGGTGGGTCAGCCTGTGCTACTTCAGGAGCACTCATTTCTCTTAGTCTCTGTCTATAAATGTTATTCTCATCGTCTGCCATAGACAGTCCTGAATTTTGAGAACTAACAAAACTGGCATTTGGACTACTCCAAGTTTTGGCACCTGATCCCTGAATGTCAATATGTGCTGTTTTATCACCCATATATCTAGCACTACCACCAGTGGCACCAAGAGCAAAAACTGCTTCAAACCAACGTACAAAGATTGGATCTCTAATGCTTAGTGGACTACCATCTTTTATTAATCCAAGGTCAGCAGCATCGCCTTCGTCATGTCGTGTACTTCCCAATCGCCAAACTTCACCACTAGGAGTGATCCAAGCATTGCTAGGATGTGCGCTGCTGATACTTTTGTTTGTGTTCTTTCGTGTGCCAGGAGGCATTGACTCGTAAGATCGTTGACCACCACTCTGAATACTTACCTGTAGACCTGGTATTCCCAATGCAGCGGTGGCATTGGCTAATATTTGTCCCAACTCGTCACTCACTGGAAGATTTCGATAACTTTGTTGATTGTTGTGTCTTATAAACTCTGCTTGTGATGCATTTCCATTTAACACCTGTCCTGGTGGTACTGATGTAGGAGCATCAGTAGTTGTATTATCGTCGTCAACACCACTAACATCAGGGACACTGGTTGAACTAGGAGTTGATGTTCGCTGTCTTTCTTCCATCAAACGTAGTTCGTTTAATAGTGCGGCTTCGCTATCAGTTATTGTGCCTTCACGTTCTTTGGTTTCAAGTGTGTCGATTGTTTCTGTGGCTGTTGGCTGAGATCTTGTTACTGGTGGCATCGCCGCAGGACGACTAAAATTTCCACCAAATGATTGATTTGGTCTTATTGGTCTTTCGCTATCAGCACCTTCTCTGAATGATGGAATCATAGTACTGCTATTTGCAGGAGTGGGTCTTGACAAAGGTTCAGTTTGCATTTCCTCTCTCTTGATTCTTTCTTCTCGTTGCTGTCTAACTCTATCTTCAAAAGGTTGTAAATTAGGGAACAAAGTACTAAATGCTTCACCAGCCATGTTAACTGCGGCAGTAAATGTACTCACGGCTGCGGCACTGGTATCATAACCAGGCTCAAGAGTATCAAGCGTTGTGCGCATAGCAATACGCATATCATCCATAGCGTCCACGATATCATCTGCTGTTTCTGCTTTGGGGTTGGTTGCATTCATAATTCTACTAAATTCCTGAGCGCCAGCTGTTTCTACTGTGAGTTGGCTAGTGGCTGATTCTGCTTTAATCTGTGCAAGTGTTTGTGTTAGTCCATCAACCTGACGATAGGTTGGACCAGTTTCAAACAATTGTCCTACTCGCAACATTACATCAGGTATTTCATTTTCGCTAATTTGTCCAGTAAACATTCCCTGAAACAAACTCATAAGTTCAGTTTGTGCATCTCCTGGAAGTAGACTGATAACACTCAATAATTCTTGACTAGATGCATTAACTGCATTATCACTAAATTGAATATTGGCAAAACCTTTCTCAAACATTTCTTGTAGCATCGGAGCAAGCGTTGGAGAAACTTGTTGCGCTGTAGTTTCCATATAAGCCTGTACTGCTGTAATATTATCCAGTGCTTCGTCTCCAAATCTAGATGTTACATAGGCTGAATTTTGCTGCACTGCTAACAGAAATTCCACTGATTCGAGAGCTTCTCTGCGTTTTTCTAAAATTTGACTTCGTTCTAAACCAGTAATATTAGCTAATGCAGTTGCCATTTCACTGCTATCCAGGAACCCCTGATATATTCTTCGCTGTGTATTGTAATCCAGCTGATTTAGTTCATTTCTTTTGTATAGTAGATTCGCTTCTTCAGTAAATCTAGCACTAAGCTGTTCAGTATTATATCCAAAATCTCCCATTAATGCACTGTCTTTTTCCACCTGTACTAGCATATTTGAAAGTGCATATGCACTGCGCATATAATCACCTTCTATGTTGGCTAACATAGCACTTGCACTGCGAATGTGTTGTGCTTGTTCCATTAAACTTTGTCCAGTTAAAGCGGCGTTTGTTCTCATTGTGTTGTACACACTTAAATCACTTGCCAGCAATCCCATATCAACCATGGCACGGAGTGTTTTTTCTTGTTCACTTATCAGTTGTCCATACAATCCCATCACTGCAATGGTTCCAGTAATAGCTGCCCCACCTACTTTTCCGAAACTTTGTGCTACTCTACCAAAACCTGGTACTCGCTTTACAAGGTCGCCAATTGCACCTGCACCGGCTTGTCCAGCCTGATTTGCCAAGCCCATTAGTTCAGTAGTTGCTTGTAGTGGGTCTTGTTCACGTTCCATAATACGTATACTGTTTTTTACAGTATCGCTAATGTCTGTGACACTTTTTGTTACCTTTTTTGCTGTTTTGCTTAACTTCTTGGCTTCAATTTTGGTGTCTTGTACATCTACCCCCAGTGTTTTAAGTACACTGATTGCCTTATTGTAGTCAACTCTAGCCGTTTCTTGTAGGATACTGGTTGCCGTGGCTTCACTAGCCCAGGGAAACTGACCATGTATAAAATTTACGGTTTGCTCGTCCATTAACTACTCACATAATAGATAAATAAAGGTAGACCTAGAGTCTATAGTAGTATTTATTTGGAGAAATCACTATGTCAAACAATCCACTGTTATCAGCATACAGAAAACCTGCTATGTACATTCAATTACCAAGTGGTGGGAAATATTATCAGCCAAAACCCAAACTCAGCGTTGATGGCGAGATTGCAATTTATCCTATGACAGCCAGAGATGAATTAATTACCAAAACACCTGATGCTCTGTTTAACGGAGAAGCAACCAGTGCATTAATTAAAAGTTGTGTACCAGATATTGCTGATCCAGAACAGATTCCAGTCAATGACTTGCTTACACTGCTGTTGGCAATACGCCAAGCCAGTTATGGAGACAGTATTGAAGTTGACGTAACATGTCCTAGCTGTAAACATATCAACAATATGGCGTTTGATGCAAATTCTATTATTAATACCGCCAATAAACTGGAAGATACAGCATCACAAACAGAAGTTAGTGGTGGTTTTCTAGTTGAGCTAAAACCTTACAGCTTACGAGACAGAACGCTGTTGCAAATTCAACAAGTCAAGCAAACAAAAATGATTCAGGCACTTAGCCAAGCCAGTGACATGACAGAAGAAGAACAAACTGAGCATTTTGGAAAGACATTTATTGACATTGCAAACTTAACAATTGAACTTATTGCAAACTGTATTGATTCAGTCAGTCATCCAACTGAATTGGAAGAATCCGTAAATGACAAAGAAATGATCAAAGAATGGCTAACATCTATAACTAAAAAAGACTATGATCAAATCAAAGACGTTGTAGAAAAACTTAGCGAAAGTGGTATTAATGAGATATTTAAAGTAAAATGTCAGGAGTGCGGGCATGCTTGGGATAGCCAAGTAGACCTTGATATGTCAAATTTTTTCGAAGGTTGATAGCCACTAGCCAACCTCAAGAAATTCAAAAAATAGTTGAAAATTATAAAAAACAACATGATACAACTGAACAGGGTTACCTGGAAGTTATATTAGCTAGCGGCGGTAGTTTAAGTTACCAGGATGTTATGAGCATGCCGGTAACCGCTATCGCACGATTTGTTGAAATTATTAATAAAAGAGCAGAAGACCAAAAAGCGGCAAGAGCCAAAAGACGTTAATTTCCTAAAATACTTTTATAGTACTCTTCAGGCCAGCTTTTGTAGTAATTTGTTGTGTGTAAGTACGCACGTTTTTCTTCCAAGTCGCCTCGCAATTGAATAAACACACAATCCTGGAAGTTTTTAGCAAAATGTCCAGATTCTTTGGTACTGATAAAGTATAAAAGATCTGGATTTTCTGTTTCCAACTGAGTTATCATATCAGGAACAATCGAAACATCATTACCTTCAATCCATGCAATACCTATCTCATAGACAGCATCGTCAAACTCTCGAAATTTATCCAAAGACATATCTCGAGCATCTATAAATTGTATTTTGTTTTGTAGTCTAGCTTTACGAGCAAACGGACAAACAGGAAACCCATCGTCTTTTTTTGCTTCAATAGTGTTAATAGTCCAGTCTATGAACTGTTGTTGGAATTGTTCAAATGTCATTGATTTTTTACTCAGAAAGATCACCAAATAGTGGTATACAGTTATTTATGAATCTTAATAATGCTCTTCGAGCATTAAAACTTCATAAAGCTATCGCTTTATTCGTTTTGTACTTTAGACATTAACAGTTTCGAATTTTTTTAACGATATCGAAACAATGAATATAAAACGAATATTTTTTATCTTCACCTTGAAGTTTAATCACACTATGCCTGATATCGGCATAGCATGAAGAAACTAAAAACGATTTTCACCCGTCATTATCACCCACATCACAGTAACAAACCTTATACAAGGGGAGGCGGTTGAGCTGTACCTCTAATTATATGTTGCCTTATCAGCACGAGTATCGATATGTAGCCACTGTGACGACATCATATCACTCATCAAGTTCCAAGTGTCAGGAGAGCTTGATCTTTTTGTAAAACTGTTACCAGATTACCAACACTAAGACAATACTAACGTTTCTTGCACAGAGGGCAGACGTTTAGGCATCCTGCTTCACAGGGTAGAGTATTGAATCAGACCACCAGAATAGTCCTTTGCTTACCGTCACACATCAGAACGGATTTCGCAGCACAGTTATAGCCGGCGTGCCAACCTTATGTCTGGTTTTAGGGAGTTTTAGGTTTGAGAGATTCTGTAAGAGCCTTTGATCCGCCTACACGGACGTTGATAATGCCATTATAATAGTCGTCTGTTAGTAATACTTCTCTGTCAAATTGTTCTTTTGCTTCAAGATATGATAATTGGCCTCTGGTAGTACAATAATATAATATTTCTCTTGTGAAGTTTTGTTCGCCTAGTTGTTTTACATCTTCCAATAAGTGTTCTGATGAGCCCCAGTATTCACGCCAGTCACTTTCAACTGTCGTTCTACGTTTTCTTTTTTTGCCTTTGAGTGGTGGTCTAGTTTTTTTAAATTGCCCAAGTTTTTTGCCAATATATTTTTTGCCATTAGTAGTGTTTGTTATTAAGTATACAAAGCCAATACAACCTTCCGGAAGTTGTTCTACTATATTGTCTTCATATGTCCAAGGTGTCGTCATCTAATAGTTTATTAATTCTCATAGCGATGTCAACACTTAATTCTTTTCCAGTTGTATCTACTGGTTGTGGTACAAGTTCTCTCATTTGAGGTGGGTCACCTTTACGTCTTCTGTAGATTTGATTACCTACACGTTCGTACAGCCAACCCGACCAACTCATGCTCCAACCAGTTCAACTTCTGTATTGTAGGTAGTAAAGCCGTTTTCTTTTATTACTTCTAGAATACTGTCAACTCTACCAACCAATTCATCGCGGTGTGATATCAGCAAAATGTTTTTGCCTCTATCTCTTTCCATTTTTTTGAGTACACCCAACGCACTTTCAACACCAATTGAGTCCATGCCACTGTCAACAAGTTCGTCAATACAAATTAAGTTGATAGGATGATTCATACTCTCAAATACGTCACGGAATGCCCAACTTAATCCAAGGATCAATCGGTTACGTTCACCGCGACTCAAGTTGTCGAAGTCCAAGTCCTGTCCAAGCTGGACAATACTCACTGATAGGTCACTCTGGAATTGCACTTCGTGTGGCAACCCAAGTTTAGTAATATAATATTCCAAACGATTGTTTAGGAATTGTAAATTTTGTTCAATAATTTTTTTGCGAATAAAGCTATCTTTGTTTGTCAACAGCTTTAAAAGAAATTCCTGATGATCTTTAATTTCTGTCACTCTGTTAACTTCATCCCAAACTATTTCTTGTAGTCCAGTTTCTGTTAAAGTTTGAATTTGCTCATTATAGGGATTCTCCTCTAGACGCTTTGCGTCCAGAGTAGCTGATGTAGATTCAATCCTATTTTGATGTTCATATGCTTCTTTAACTGTGTTGTAATGTAAAGAAGGAGCCACCCCAAGTTCACCCAATTCTTTAATCGCCTCTTTGTATTCATTTATCTGATCAGTATCAGAAGTAATATGTCTTACTGACTCTTCAACTGCTTCAGTTTTTAAAGCAACAATCTTTTCGTGTGCTTCATCATGTAACTCTTGCCCACAAGCATAACATTTGTGATCCAGTGTTGAGTCCAAATCAGCCTGCGCTTTTTCCAAACGTTTTTGTTCTCGTTCTATTGCAGTAGTTAACTTGGCAATTTCACTTGTTAATACATCAATCTGTGTTTTTTTCTGAGTAAACGCATCAAACTCAGCATGTGCTTCAATTTCTTTTTCTATATTAACTGCATTCAAATTACTGAGCTCACGCTCTAATAGTTCAACGTCTTGTTTATACTTGTCGTCCCAAGTACGTCCACGGCGTTCTAGATCTGAAATACTTTTTTCGATACGAACGTTTGCTTCTTCGATACCACGGATACGATATGTTTCCTGTTGTATTGTATCTTTGCTTTCTTTAACAAGCTCTTTTAAAATGTCAGCTTTTTCACTCAGTTGTGTAATACCCAGAAGTTGTTCAATCAAGTCACGCTGGTCATTTGCTCTCATACTGAGGAAAGGCTCGGTGTATGTGTTGAGCGCAACAACATGTTTAAACATTGTGTGGCTCATACCCAATACTTTTTCAATTGCCTGTTGGCTTAGTTTTCCTTCGCCTTGCATTTCATCAGTAATGCCCTCATTACTATCAACATTGTTAACCAAAAACTTAAAAACATTTGGCCTACGTCCACGTTCAATACGATACTGGACGCCGTTTTTTTCAAAATCAACAGTTACCATCATTTGTTTGTTGTTGGTTTTATTGATTAAGTTGTCTTTTTTGATGTTATACAGTGCGTTCCCAAACAATGCAAAACTAAGAGCATTTACAATTGTAGTTTTACCTGTGCCGTTGCGTGACCCGTCACCGCCCAAGTCAACATTGTTTCCCAGTACTAGTGTGAGTCCATGATTATCAAACTGTATACCTTGGGTAACATTACCCACACTCATAAAGTTCTTAACGGAAATATTATTAATTTTAAGCATATTAATTCAGACTATTATAAATTGACATCAATACATCGTTCTTGATAACTTCACTTTCAATAGTAGCAAGTTGATTAAGAACGATAGTATCTACATTTTCTATTTGTATTTCGCTACCCTGACTCCAGTCATGTGCATGTTCTTCTTTTTTGCTTGGAAGTAAAGTAATTTCTCTTAGATCAAATTGTTTTAAGAATGTTTCCTTGATGAAGTTTGCTTCTTCATAAGTGATACTTACATCAAGAGTAATTCTACAACTTGTCTTATTAGACAACACTTTTTCTGGATTGTCAATCAGTTTAGATAAGTTAATAGTTCTATACTTGGGTGCATCAGGCCATGCAAGATACTCTGGCTCACCTCCCCATTTTAGGAATGTAATACCACGATCATCATCCCATGCATCTCCGTAATTGTGTGGAAAGCAATTACCTGGATAAATGATATTGCCCTTGCGTTGACGTTTGTGAAAATGTCCACTAAAAACCAATTCTGCCTTGTGCAAGTGGTCAGGCTTGAGTACATTGCCGTGATCTGGCATTTGTACCATTGCGTTTAAGTAAAATGTTGGAAGTTCAAAATGTCCAAATACATATTTTACATCAATATCTTTGAGTTTTTTGTACTCATCCTCCACTAGCCAAGGAACAAACGCACAATCATCAATAATTTCCATACCGTCGTTGATCATTCGAATGTTTTTATATTTGTCCACCATTGGGATGCTGTGAATTTCACGTTTCTCTCGGTAAAACAAGTCGTGATTACCAGTAATCATTATAACCTCGTCAAACGCCTCGTTGAGACGTTCTAGATTACTGATAGTATAGTTGAGTGTACTCACATTAATACTTGATCTATTGTGATGCCAGTCTCCCAGGAAAAGGCATTTGCGTATGCCTCTTTTTTGTGCTTCATCAATCATCCACTTGATAAATTCTTCACAATCAATATTATGTGTTCGTGAGTTATTTTTTTCACCGAAATGTATATCGGTGAAAATTACTGCTTCGTCAAATAACATGCTTATTCTGCATCCTTTGTTTGTGGTACTTCTTTTTCTAAACGTTGTTCCCACTCAGCGTTAAATGTCCGAGTGAAACTTGGATTCAATCCACCTTGTTCCAGCAAATCGTCTCTAATATTCTGGCCTCGTTTTTCTAAATTTAAAACCCTGGTAAAGCTGTTGTTGATTGCAGCAGTATAGTATGCAAATGGATTTTGGCTTTTTAGTTCGTTAAATTGTAAGCCAATCTGTGTCAACTGTAGTAATGCTTGTCCACGCATTTCGTCTACATATGTATATCCACGCCAGTTGCTTTTCATACTGTATCTCTGACAAAGCATCATATACATTTTGGCAAGGCGATTATTTGTAGTTCCATGTGTGACATTAAAGTGTCCATTTCCAAGTCCACCTTCCCAATGACTGCGCACCACTTCTTTCCACTCGCCATTTTGCAGTGCAATATGTTTAAATGGTGGGAAGTTGCATTTTGAATGTTTGTCTGCTTCTGTTTTTGGGTTTGTTTTTCTTTGCTCTAGCGGAATATGCTCAAATGTCATTACCCTGATTACAATATCATCTTCTGGTATTGTGTCGGGATCAACTGCAAAGTCAATACCTCTAGGTTTGGTTTTTCTTTCAAGCTCTCCACGTTCCCAACGAGCAACTTGTTCTTCGTGTGCTTGTTTCTGCAACCTGGCAGCACGGTTCTGCTTTGCTTCAGCAATATGTTCCGGTGTAATATCTTGATCTCCTTCTAAAATTAGATCAAAATAGTAATATTTGTCGTCCATAACATAGCAATAGCTCATTTTGCTGTTATGGATTTCCTTCAATAACTCCTTGTTAGAAAGATAATGATTTCTAGCCATAGATTGTTCCTCTGATTACCAATAATCTAGCACTGTCTGTAGTTCGTGTCAACCGGTATTTTTCTAGGCTAAATACTACTAGGAGAATAATTATGCTTATCAACGAAGTCGTAAATCTAACTGAACAATCAGCTAAAGGAGCCATAATTTTCTACGGTGGACGTTTTCAACCTATGCATCAAGGGCACAGGGATGTATACAAGCACTTAGTGGATAAATTTGGTAGTAACGTATTTATCGCGACAACTTTTAGCCAGAAAGCAGCAAAAGCACATGCTGGTGGAGATTACAGTGAAGATCCGTTTACTTTTGATGAAAAGAAATCAATTATGACAAAAATGTTTGGTATTCCTGCAGATAAGATCATCAATCAGAATCCCTATAGAAGCGAACCAAGTGTAGTAGGCGCAAGCAATGACGAATTTGCCACTGTTTTGGTTTACGGCGAAAAGGATGCTGGGCGTTTGGGAGGCGGAAATATTTTGCCACTGCCTAATGATATGTCAGAAATGACTCCACACAGCCAAGGAAAAATTTACTATTATGTTGCTCCTCTGATGCAGGGCGGAATGAGTGCTAGCGACTTTAGGCTGGTTATGGCAACTGGCAAAAACAAAGCTGGTAAACCAATGGATAAAAAACAAGCGTTTAACGAGTTTTTTGGTTCATTTAATCAACAAGTATTTGATTTTATTGAAGGTAGACTTACATGAGTGGAGGAATTTCCAGTAGCCAACGTACAACATTGAGAACTCGTGGAGGGTTTTCATATGATGGTATTCTGGCACCTTTGGCTTCAACACAGGGCGTAGTATTTCCGTATACACCAGTTTTAAGTGTATCACATGCTGCAAACTTTGGACAGTATGACATTACACACAGTGTTTATCAGCCAAACTATTGGGTAAACACCAGCAATCCAACTATTGATATGACAGCAACGTTTACTGCACAGGATTTATCAGAAGCAAGCCATACTGCGGCTTGTTTACATTTTTTTAAAGCAGTAACCAAGGGATCTTTTGGACAACAAACTAGAAATACAACCAGTGGTAGCCCGCCTCCAGTATTACTTCTTAATTCATACGGGCAATTTCAAAACGTTCCAGTAGTGGTAAGAAGTTTTACATACACATTGCCGGACGATTTTGATTACGTAACTGTTGAAACAGCAGTGGGTGAACAAACACTGCCAACTCAAATGTTAGTACAGCTGAGTTTTTCACCACAATATGCTCCAACAAAAGTTAGAAAAGAATTTAATATTAATTCATATCGTAGTGGACAGGCTGGAGGATTTTTATAATGAAATTTAGATCAGACAGTATGTACAGAAACACAAGTATTGTCAATAGTAAATACCTCGATATAATGAATCCAGTGATTGATAATCCTGGAAACTATACAACAAGAGAAGTCACTATTGAAAGTCGATATGATCAACGTCCAGATTTAATGGCGTATGATTTATATGGAAATGCCAAACTTTGGTGGGTGTTTGCAGAATTTAATCCAGACGAACTAAATGATCCAATTGTGGATTTTAATACCGGAAAAACTATCGTAGTGCCAACAAGGTTCTCATAAATGTCAGTAAGAAGTGTTAGAAATAATAATCCAGGAAACATCAGGACTGGTGGTGATCAGTGGAACGGTGCTGTTGGCGACGATGGCTCCTTTGTGACTTTTGAGAGTCCAGAAATGGGCGCACGTGCCATGGCACGAACACTCAACAGCTATCAAACCAGACACAATCTAAGAACTGTAGATCAAATGGTCAGTCGTTGGGCACCTCCCAACGAAAACGATACCAGGAATTATGTAAGACAAGTTTCTGAATACATGGGTGTAAGTCCACACCAAGCAATTGACTTGCAAGCTAATCCAGAATTACAAACAAAAATGATGGAGGCTATGATACGTATGGAAGGCGGACCTGAAGCATCAGCACATTTCAACACTGATGTCATCAGGTCAGGTGTAGCATTAGCAAACGGCGGTACACCACCACCTGCACAAAACCCGCCAATTCCAGTTAACCCCAATCCAGTCTCTGCCCGTCCAGCAATGACATCTGATATACAAGAACAAATTGACAGGCAGCAGGCAGCAATTGACGGAAATCTTGCAATGCAGACAGCAAGAGCTAATTTGGCTTCTGATCAGGCAGATTGGGATGCTGTTGCCAGAGACATTGGTGTTGAACGTGCAACTGCTCAGTTTGGTGAAAGACCTCACGAAAACATGGAGGGTGATCCTTATAACTTTACCGGAGCTCGTGCAGCAGTTTCAGGAAATCAAAGAGAAATTGATCGTTTGAGACAAGAACTTGCTGATGAACAAGCAGCATGGGATGAAGAATTCGGAGCAACTCACAATGCTGATGGAACGCCTATTCGTGAAACATCGGATGAAGTTGTTCCGCCAGAAACACCAGGTGACAACACTGATGAGCCTCCTGCAAGTGAAACACGCAGAGATCAAGCACCCACAACACTGACTGATAGAACAACCACAAACTGGTATACAGAGCATGACTTACCAACCTATAAGTGGACATTCTATCTGGTAAAACCGCATATATGGAACAATCCAACAGTGTTGGAAAATGACATGAGCGTAACAAATTCTGGCGATGCAGTTATCATTGCTGAAAGCGGTGTAGAGGCAGCCTTTGCTATTGAAAATTTACTAATGCTCTCCAAGCTAGTGGGCGGCAGCGGCGCAGTGGGTACTTTCCAGTTTGATATTTTAGAACCATATGGGTTTACACTTATGGATAGAATTACAGCATTACAGCCTAATTTTTATGGACAAATGGGCATACAAGCGGCATTGTTTGTTTTAAAGTTGGAATTCCAAGCAAGAGATTCAAGCACTGGTAGAGAAATTAAATGGCCTGGTAGTTTCTTTTATTCATGCACAATACGTGAAATGAAAGCATCACTGGATGCAAGCGGAACACGATATAACGTTGTTGCATTTAACACAAAACAAAGCAGTGAAGCAGAAGCAGTTGTTGTTACAGACTTTCAGTTTACTGACGTCGGTAATGTTGACAGTTTAGCTTCGTCACTGGAAACAGCTCTTAATGATCATGAACGAGATATTAGAGCAACAGATAGGCCTGACAATGATGTTGATCCAGATGTGCCTGATCGTCCTAGAAAAACTTGGGAAATTGTTTTTGCTGACAGTGCGACCAATGCCCCCTCAGCAAGTGGTAGTAGTTTTGATTTGTCAAGAGTGGCATTTAGTACTACTGCTGAACAAGCACAGGCAGCAATGTTAAGCGCCAGCAATGAAGATCCAAACTTGAGAAATGGCACAGTTGGTGGAAGTACAAACATGAAAGTCTTTCTGGAACATCTATTGACAACTAATGTTCCAGAGTTTGCGACTTTTGTAGCACAGCACCGTGATCAGGGATTTAAAATTCCTTTTATACATGTTGATACAGAGACAATTGCAAGTGAAGACAGAGATACTGGAACAAACCAACGAGCAGTTACAGAAAGATTAATTGTTGAAATTAAATTTGCATTCACTAACGTTGAACGTGATCCAGATGTGGCAAGAGAAAGAGTTAGTGATCCAAATTTCCAACAACAGAGATTTAGTGATCTCCCCATCAACAAAGTTTACAGATACTTGTACAGTGGAGAAAATACTGAGCTATTAAATTTTGACTTAACATTTGACACTTACTTTTTTAATGCTAGGGATCCAGGCATGGGGTTTGTTTATGCACAGCCTAGCGGACAAGTGCATCCGGGCGCTAATGTAACAAACACCAGTTCGGTTGGTTCTAACACAGTAGCCAACAATTCAGGTATCAGTACTCCAATACAAACAGGAAAGTTTCTGAGTGACATTAAAATAGATCAGGACGACATGGTTTTAAATATTCCGCAGTTTGGATTTGCTGCACTAGGAGCTCAAGCTCAACAAGTTTCTGATATAGACAATGGAAATATTGACAGTATCAATGCACTAAGAGATAAAATGTATGCCGAAAGAGATACCGATTTTCTAACAGCGAGTTTTGAAATTGTTGGAGATCCGTTCTGGATGGGACAGCCTGGAGCGGTTAAAACAGGAGACCAGACAAGTAACCTGGAATTTGCTGATGCTGACACAATGATTGGATTCATTAACTATTTTGGCAGAGAAGAAATGTATGAGCCTGGTTGGGCAGGAAAAGCAGACATGGATTTAATCAGCAGCGGTGTTTATAAAATTACAGATATTGAAAGTAAATTTCAGAATGGACAATTTACCCAAATCTTAAAAGGCTTCAAAGATAATAGAACACGACCATCAATAGTTAAAACACAACTGGAGAACCTAGGATAATGACAGGATACAAAAGTAACAATCACAATATGCCTGACAGAGTAAAGCAAGGCGGCAAGAACGGTATTAACACAATTTCTGGAGTATATCCAGCAATCGTTGTTAAAAACCAAGACAGCACTAACCTTGGAAGAATTGAAGTTAGAATTCCTGAAATGGGAAACCCAACGTCAAAAGCAACTCGTATGATAAGTTTAGTGTCTCCCATGGCAGGTATTGATGGATTATATGATGCAGCAGATGATGTGAAAGCTGACAGCGGGACAGCCAAAAGCTACGGCATGTGGCCACAACCTCCAGCAGTTGGCACAGAAGTATTAGTAGCATTTACCAGCAGTAGGGAAGAAGGATTTTTGATCGGTTCAATGATGAGCAAGGACCGTAACAGCATGATGGGCGGCAATGCCAGTACAGAAGCATATGATCCTGACACTGGAGATCAATACTTTGCACAATCACTGGAAAAGAATCCCAAAGACAACAACGACAGTGTTACAAGACCAACAGAAAGTGTTGTTGATGCAAATAGAAAAATACAAGGACTTGCTGGTGATCTAGTCAGAGGACACAGCCAGAGTAGTGCAAGGCGTGAAAGTCCTAGTCGTGTTTTTGGTATCACTACCAATGGCGGACATACATTTAGCATGGACGATGGCGCAACTGATGGCAGCGGAAGCCAAAACATCAGAATTAGATCCAAGTCAGGTGCACAAATACTTATTGACGACACCAATGATTTTATATTTGTAACCAACAGTCAAGGCAGTGCTTATATTGAAATTGACAGTGACGGAAATATTGATATGTACAGTGCTAAAAATGTCAGTGTACATGCTGAAGAAGATATCAACTTCCATGCAAAACAAAATATCAATATGCAAGCAGACCAAGGTGTAAATATCAAAAGCACTGGTGCTGAAGGTATTAAAATGGAAGCCAGTGTTGGCGGCATTCATCAGACAGCAAAAGATATCTGGAGCGTTAAAGGTTTAACCAGTAACATTACCAGTAACCATCACAAAGAGACAGCAAGCCGTATTGATATGAACGGTCCAACAGCAACCACACCTACAGAAATTACAATGCAAAGTCAAGTAGCAAATAAAAATATTTTGGAAAGTGCAGCAAGTCGTGTTCCAGAGCACCACCCTTGGAAAGGCGTTACTGCCGTGCAAGAGAGATTTAAAACAGGATCAGGAAACATCACATAATGGCTGACATCACTTTACCCAACACAATTACAGAAAAGGATTTAATTGAGTTTGATCTCTTTACAGTAAAAAATGAATCCTATGTTAATGATAAAATTATACTTGCAAATCTAGAAGCAAGTCCAGAATGTCTCAATTTTATGTTGCGCCAAACATACTGGAGCGGTTATAGTTATGTCAAACCAGGAACAAACACCACTGTTATTGGTTACGGCACAACCGAGGACGTCAAGTCTATCACAGGACTAACTGAAGAACAATCCTATAGTTATTGGATTGCAGGCGTAAAAGAAACAGAAAAAAAGTTAAAAAGACAGTTTCCTCTTGACAAACTAACACAATCACAGTATGATGGATTGGTGAGTTTGTTCCACTCTAGTGGTAGTTTTACTGAAGTAGGATCTACAGTGCGTAGGTTTCAGATTAGTAATTTTATCAAACAAGAAAAATGGAATTATATTGCCAGTGCAATGATTAACAGCGGAACTGATAGAGCAAGACGTCAGGCAGAAGCAAAAATTATTATGCTGGGTGACTATGGAATATTCAAAGATAGAAGTTTAATAAAAGAAGCTGGAATACAAGACATAAGAAAAAAATATCCGGAAGATATACAGTCAAACCTTGCAAAAAAACAAGCAGAAGTTGTTTACTATATTGAAACAGGAAGATTTTTACCACAATTAACTATGTCTAGAATGAGAGAATTAGTTAGATTAAATACATAAAAGAAGGATTTATATGTTTTGCCCAGTGTTTTATTATTAAATGCAGATGCACAGCCCCTCAGTTATATGCCCCTCAGTACCATTTCTTGGCAATCAGCAGTCAAGGCAATTTTTCAAGAAAAAGTAAAAGTATTAGCAAGCTACGAGGACAGACTACTTCGTAGCTCTTCTTTTAGTATGCCTATGCCAAGTGTACTATTACTACATGCATATCACAAGCACCCAAACAAAGCAAAGTTCACCAGACGCAACTTGTTTATACGTGACGATTTTAAATGCCAATATTGTGGAGACCATTTTAATTATGGAGACTTAACAATTGATCATGTGATTCCAAAATCAAGAGGTGGTAAACTTACCTGGGAGAACAGCGTAGCAGCATGTATGCCTTGCAATGTTGCAAAAGGAAAACGTATAGTTAATCCAATGAAAAAACCACACAAGCCTACTTGGTTTGAAATCAACAATGCAGCTAGAAACTACAAGTTAACCATACCTGATCCAGCTTGGCAAATGTATATTCAGTGGCCAGAAGAGCTATTAACTATCAATCCACTGCCACAACTCACTTGACGAAAAACCACTGATTTTTTAGATAAATACCTTTATGAACAAGATCATCGGGTATACAACAGTAGGTTCACTTACGAGTGCAAAATATTTAACAGATCTAGAGCTGGCAAAGCAAGATCTGAGCAACCACTTTGCGATTCGCAAAGGCGAAAAGTGGACTAATCCTGAATTTGGAAGCAATCTCCCATTATATGTCTTTGAACCATTGGATGAGACTACAATTCTCAATATTGAACAGGATGTTGAGGATGTAATTAACTATGACCCTAGGTTCGAACAAGTTACAAAAAATGTAATTGTTAACAGAGACGATAGTGCGGTTACTGTGATTATTAAATTAATTTATTTGCCCACAACAACACCCACTGATCTTGTGTTGAAATTCGATGACGAATTCAAAGAAACAGTAGAATTTTAAAAAATGGCACAGACAGTTAGACAGGCAAAACTTTTCGCAGCGGAAGATTATACTACTGTATATGAATCTTATATCCAAGCGGACTTAAAATCGTACGACTACGATACCATACGAACAAGTATGGTGGAATACATTAGAACAAATTATCCAGAAAATTACAATGACTGGGTTGAGAGTAGTGAATTTGTAGCACTGCTGGACCTTATTGCACAATTTGGACACAACCTAGCGTTTCGTGTAGATTTAAATAGCCGCAACAACTTCCTGTCTACTGCACAAAAGAAAGAAAGTGTTCTTAAACTAGCCGAGTTTTTGGGATACCAGCCAAAGCGTAATTTGCCTGCATTTGGTATGATGAAAATCACAAGCGTTAAAACCAACGAAGCTGTTATTGGTAGTGATGGTACCAGCCTTGGCGGTAAAGAAATTAGATTTGAAAACACAAGTGCTATTGATAATTTAGAAAACTTTATTGCTGTTATTAATAGTGTTTTTAATAAAAGTAATCCTTACGGCAGTCCATCAAAACAGTCAATTATTGACGGTGTAGTAACAGACTTCTATGCATTAAACAACACTGGCGACCAGGTATACTATGGATTTAACGGCAACGTTCAGGGAACGCAGGCAAGATTTAATGCTGTTGGTGTTACACTGGACGACAAGCATGTTGTTGAAACTGCTCCTAATCCCAATGGATCTTTTAACATTGTTTATAAAAATGACAACCTTGGTATTACCAGCAACAACACAGGATTTTTTGTAGGCGTTAAACAAGGCAGTCTACAATTTAAAGACTTCCAGATTGATGATCCCATCAACAGTCAGAGTTTGGACATTACAGCAAGCAATGTCAACGAAACCGATGTGTGGGTACAAACTATTGACAGCAATGGCGAAGTTATCAAACAGTGGACTAAAGTAGATAGAAATGTTATCTATAACACAGTACCAAACGGCGTGCGTGATATTTTTTCAGTAAAAACACGCAGCGGCAACCAGATCAGTGTACGTTTTGCAGACCAAGCATTTGGTAATGTTCCAAGCGGCATTATTCGTGTATGGTACCGTACAAGTGCAGATGAAACATATGTTTTACGTCCAGATGATTTGTCAAACAAAAAGATTAGCGTAACATACACAGGCACAGACGGCAACACATACAATGCAGTGTTTGAATTACAACTAAAAGAAAATATTGTTAATGCTAGCAGAAGCGAAACAATCTCAGAAATAAAAGAGTCAGCACCACGTGCTTTTGCATCTCAAAATCGTATGATTACAGCTGACGATTACAACAGTTTGTTGGCAACACAGAGTACTGCAATTAAAAAAATAAAAAGCATTAACCGTACACACAGCGGACATAGTCGTTATTTGGATATCAAAGATCCCACAGGTGCATACAGTAATCTACAATTGTATACAACTGATGGTGTGCTTACAAGAGAAAATATTACAAAAGAAAACACAAGTGCTACACGTACTCCAAGTAGTGTGTTTAACAATTTTATTCAACCAATACTACAAGATGACGAACTAATTAATTTGTATTATGATTTGCACAGAACAAAGTTTAACAGAATTAAAAATAATTACAGTAAAACAATAACCTGGCAAGCTGCTGATGGTGTTGAAGGAACAAGTGGATACTTTACAAGCGGCACAGGTAATGATATTACTAGATGTGGTGCAAGTAGTTCAGAGTATTCCAAGTATATCAGAGATGGTGCTCTTGTAAAATTAACAAACGGCAACAACATTTACTGGACCAAAATTAGCGATGTTTATAACGCTGGTTTAGGTAACGATGATGCATCAGGCGCAGCAACAGGATTAAAAGGCAACGGCGATGGTGCTGTGGTGATTGATACAAACGTACCCAGCAACAGTGAAGTTGAAATAATTTATCCAGCATTTAACAGAAAGTTTACTGCACA